TACCTTTTTCCATTCAATACAGTAGACTTTCCTGTTGTAGACATCTCCAACCCAAGCCCACTTAACACACCTGTACTCAATAGATACAGCTAGTAAAAACTCTATAAATACCATGTCCACAGAATTATGTAGACACACCAAACAATAGTTGTACAAAGAAGGGCTGCGCTAGTGAAAGCTAACAGCCAATCCTTCATTTTTTAATCCATGTTTGCCAAACAGCACCAGCAGCAATGATTAGCCCACCAATCCACAAAACTGGTTGAGCAATAGATGCTATCCAGTTAAGAACCTTTACAGCACCCTTGGCAGCGTCAATAGCTTCCACAAGGTCTTTAGTGTTCTTATCTATTTCATCTACCTTTGCTTCAACAGCTAATAGACGCTCGTAGATTTGCTCGTGGCTTACATCATTCATGGTGCATCAGGCCAAGTAATAGTCCAAGGGAAACCTTCTTGCGCTGTAATGTCACGCAAGGCTTGACGATATGTAGCCCATACTGTCTTATCAACAGGAGCATCAGCTACCTGAGTCCAATCACACTCAGCTAACTTAGCATCACGAGTAGCACGAACATTCTTAGCCTGTTCAGCATCCTTCTGAGCCTTGTAAGTAGCTTCTTGTTCAGCAGCAGTAGTAGTTACACCATCTACAACTTGGTCTAAGAAGACAGGGCCTAAGATGTACTTTGTGTACCACTTACCATTTACTTGCTCTACACCACTACGCTGAGAGTATTGGTAAACAGTACCGCCTGTAGCTTGTGGGCCTTCAAAAACTACATCAGCACCTAAAGCCTCTAAGACTTCAGTTGTTGTTGTTTCCCATGATGGGCCACCATTGGATTTTATGTATGCACGAAATTCACCCTCGTACATTACTTGTCCAGTTTCTCTGATTCGTACTTGCATATAAGTCCTCTTAAGCAATTGCTAAATAGATAAATGTTCCACCACTTGCATTGATGGCTGCTGGCGCTGTTGAACTAATCTCAAACCCTGCGCTGTATGTATCAATGTAATCGGTGTTGGTTACTTCGGCTGCTGTGCTGTTAAGCAACACATAAGGGTCATTTCCAGATGTAATCCCACGAGCTGAGTCATAAAGATACCAGTCGCCAGTTGAGTCAGTACGCTTGATTAGAACAAATCTAGCACCTGCTGTAAAACCACAATCAATTTGTTTTGTAGTGCCTGTACCTGTGTATGAGCCTACTTTGGAAACACTTGCACAAGTGGAAAAAAGATATGCAATATAAGTTCTGCCAGAAAAATTAACTCCAGACAATGTTCCTACTGAAAAGACAGACGATGTTGGTGTCGTGTTGTTCCAATATGTGTTGGTATTTGTCGCGTTTGTGTTGTTGATGAACAGCGCTTTTGTGTTTCCGACAGCGGAGTGATAGGTAGGCCAATCCGAGTCGTTGCTTCTACTTTTCACAATAATTAATTCAGGCACAGCACCTAAGTTATGCGTCACAGTCCCAGCACTTCCTGTCCCTGTATAGCAAACCACATCAAAGAAGCTAGGTGCTCGACTAAACATAAGTTGTTCTAAGGGGTCTGAACTTTGATTAGTAGACATACCTCCCGCAGAAACATAACTAACAATAGAACCTAAATTTGAACCAAACTTTAATTTGTCTGTTTGCGTATCCTCTACTGCTGTACTAGATGGAAAAAGAACTTGACCATTCCCTGTAAGTCGTGAGAAGAAACCGCTTTCACCCATTGCGTCCCTACGCATTGATAGCGACATATCAACAGGAAAATTAGAAGTTATCAATCTGTTGTTAGTATTATTACCTGTATAGGTAACAGGACTAAACACACTCGTACCAGTCGTAGGCACTTTCATAGGGCCTCTACGAATGGCTATGTAGATGTAGGTTTGACCAGATGTTAGATTACCCTTAACACTAAACCCTGTTGCATTAGGTGCAATAATCGTTACCACAGAACCTTCTGCATCAGTAAGATTTGGTCTTAAAGGTGCTACACCGCCATTTGCGGTAAAACCTCTCATAGTGTCAGCAATAATCCAGTTTCCTGTTGTTGTTGCCGCTTTGTACATAACCAATTGAGGCTCATAACCAAGCGTTACTGTTGTTCCCTCCGCACCATCCATTGACCCACACGAAATAACATTGTCTGTACCAGTCAGACCAAAGCCTCCTGCGTCATGGGCGAATAGGTAGGCGACATAGGTTTGACCAGTTTCATTTGTGTTAGCTGCATCTCCTAATGAAAAAACTGTACTTGTTGGTGCAGTGCTATTCCAAAATTTAGCTGGAGTGCTTCCACCACTTCCTGCACTAGCGGCATCTGTAGCGTTTAACAAAAGGAATTGAGAAGCACCAACGCTTCTGTGATAAGCCACCCAACCACCTGTCTGAGATGTGCATTTAATCAGCATGAATCCAACAGTAGCATTTAAGCTGTGAGAAACAGTTCTTCCTATATTTCCATCACCCGTGTAAGTCACAACATCAAAGAACTTTGGTTGCTTGCGGAATGTCCACGAGACATAGTTATCGCCTGATGCATTAACTTTTACATTGGTACTTCCAATAGTAAATCCATTGTTATTAAATACAAAACCTGTTCCAGCACTATCTTGTGATTGTGCATTGGTAAGATTAGTAAATAAACAATTTGTAGCACCACGAGCAGTATCTTGCAAAATGTGGTGATAACCAGTACCTTGACTTCTGTCTTTTTGCCAAACCAATCCACCCTTTGTAGATAAATCAATGCCATTGGTTATGGTCTGTGATGCACCTGTGCCTGTGTAAAGGTATGTGCTAAACACTTCCTCGATGTAGTTTGGAATAGCAGCTACACCACCACCAAACCCATCATAAGAAGCCGCACCGCTAGTTGCTTGTAATGGCATAGGATTAAGCCTTAAATTGTGTGTTGCTTGCCAAGACTGTAAAAGTCGCACTACCTGTTTTTATCAAAAGATAGCGGTAACTGTCTATTCCACTAGCATTACCCGCAGTAGGCGCACCACCTAACCAACGTGTCGTAACACCTGATGTAGTGCCATCCACTTGCACAGCAGAATTGTAGTAAGCAGTAGAGCCTTGAGTAACCAAGAAAGCCACAGTCATTGATTGACCTGTACTCATCAAAGTATTCAATGATGTACCGCTAGAGCCTCTGAAGTTAACTGTCCAGTTAGCACTTGCATTACTTGTGTAGTACAAAACAGACTGAGTTGTAATGTCGTAGTTAATTGTGCCTGTAGCTGCTGTTGCAGATACTGTAGCTACCTCTGCTGCATCGTTTAGAACAATGGCTGTAGCAGATGAAGTTCCTGAGAAGGTCTGAGTAGCTGTAAATGTCTGTGCAGAGTTTGTAACGGCTGTATTAGCGTTATATGCCTGTACGTTAGTGCCGATTGCCAAACCCAAGTTAGTACGAGCAGTAGAAGCACTAGATACATCTGACAGGTTATTAGTGTTAACTAAGAATCCACCAGAGGTAAACGCTGCGCTAGTCCATGTTGAACCTGTCCACACGAACAAGTTGTTAGTGGATGTATTCCAGTACAAAGCACCAGTCAACAAAGCATTGCCATCATTGTCAACAGATGGTGCAGATGACTTAGCACCTAAATATCGGTCATCAAATGAGTCGTATGAGGCAGCAGCACTCGTAGCACTAGCAGCAGCAGCCGTTGCGCTTGTAGAGGCATTTCCTGCGCTTGTAGAGGCATTTGTGGCACTCGTTGAAGCGTTAGATGCTGAAGTCGCAGCAGCAGCAGCACTTGTCGCAGCAGATTCTGTTGAACCAAACAGGGTATCAATCTGGGCAATCGTGTAAGCATCTGTAATGCCAAAACCACTCAGAGTAGTTGGATTAGTACCTGCTGTAATGCGTCCATAAGCGTCAGCAGTAACAGACTTGTATGTTCCTGCTGTTACACCAGAAGTCGCCAAATCAATGTTGTCCGAATTGACAACAATACGGCTAGAAGACGCTGTGCCAACATCTAGTGTGTTACCACTCTTTGTCAAACCTGCGCCAGCAGTAATCTGACCTGCAC